TTTGAATATCTATTAGATAATGGTACATTCTACATACCACCTAGAGATGCTCTATGGGATTTCATTAAAGCATTTCTACAGGATAAATATACTTATGCATATCAGCTATATGAAGAGTTGCAAGAACTTGGAACACCAACACTTGCTATATTATCTAATCTCTATAATATGACTAAGCAGGTACTTCAAGTGCAGACGTGCAAGACTGATAATGTAGAGAAGACTACAGGACTCACTTCATGGCAGATACGAAACGCTAGAGAGTGTGTAGGAAAGTTTAGTGATGCAGATTTAGCATTTCTTATGAGGCTGATACAGAGAGTAGAATCACAGATAAAACAAGGTATTATAGAAGAGAGTATAGCTATAGACTACGTGTTTACTAGCTTCTACTAGGAGAAGTCATTATAGTTCGTTGCAACACTTGACAAGTATATAATATCGTAGTATAATGTTATTGTGTTGATTTGACAGTTGCACTGTAACTATATCAATGGTAGAGATAGCACTGGATGTCCCCACCAATCACCCTAACATCCAGCGTGGTGCAGGTTCGATTCCTGCCAGTGCAAAACAGAGTCCTTATCTGCTCCGGACTGATACCAAATACGTAGTTGTGTGTTCGTGCGAAATAAAGAGCGAAGCGAGACGTTCAAGGTAGGTTTAGGCGTCAGTACTGCGGATAACCTCCAACTTGTACAAGGGGTAGTAGTCTAGTACCTCACTGCGGTGGAAACTAGATATCACTGTGAAGTGCGCTATATAGTTTAAATGACGGAAAAACGCCGATGCTGAGTAGCTGACCTTCCCGGTTCGACTCCGGGTATAGCGCAGAGGTTGGGTCATACCCAAATGATGTGAGCGTGAGCGGACCCCTCACAGAGAATGACAATGCTTGTACACGATGCACTGATGGTGTCATGTATGATTAGGACAGAGGAGTGAGAATAGCACTCTACTATTCTAGGGACTATATCATACATTGTAAGTGTACAGGAATCGCTACACAGCGGTGTCGCCAAATGGTAAGGCATGGGGTTTTGGTTCCCATATGTGTAGGTTCGAATCCTACCACCGTTGTTAACTCTTATCAGCTAGATAGACTTACTTTTAACAAGGTCTTGAAAACTTTTCAGTCTATCAATATCGATAAGAGTTAAAAATTGGACAGCAGACGTGCTGTTGGGTGCGTAGTTAATGCATGGAAGCTACGACAGAAGGTCGAGTATAACAGGAGGGCGACTCGACACGCTTTGGAGAATAAGAGATGGATAGACTATATGACAGATGTTTAAGATGTAATAGAAAGCTGAAAGATGATGAAGCTAAGCGTATTGGGTATGGAAAGATATGCTTAGAGAAGTCTAAAACATCGAGAGTCATAAATCTGTTAGAGGTGGAAAATGAAGAGGGGCAAGAGACTAACAAGAGAACAAAAAGCAATAATAGTAGGAAACGGACTAGACCCTAAAGAATATCAGTTCGTAGAAACTATCAATGATGATTATATCAAAGTGGTTAACATAACATCTGGAATACAGAAAACAGTTAACATACATAAGAGAAAAAAGAAAGTTTGAATTAGTTTACATAATATGATAAACTAAAGAAAGGAGAATACATATGAATGAGACATTAGCAACTGAAATGATACGTGAGATAAGAGCAACCAGCAAAAGATGGTTTATAGCTTTTATAGTAACACTTTGTTTGTGGTTTGCTACAATAGCTGGATTCATTCTGTATGAATACTATACAATACCTGTAGAAGAAGTTACAGTTGAAAATGAAGACGGAAATGCAAACTACATTGGTAATGATATGAATGGAGATTTGTATAATGGCGAAAGTACGGAAGAGTAAAAGAGGTAAGAAGCGCAGTAGGAGAAAGTAATGGCTAGTAATATAAAAACAATCAAGGCACTACAGCTTGCAATCAATATGAATTGTCCTTTTAGAATACTTTATACAACGAGTCAGTTTTATTCAGTTGATAAGCAGATGCCGGTTACTAAGTATTGTTTGAGAAAAGCCGACATTGATGCAGATGCACATAGAAGCAGTAGTGTGGAGATATTTAGTACATATTCACAGTTACAAATTATTTTATATCTAAGAGATTTGTGGTATACATGGAATAATATAGAATTGCCTACTGATAATACTATGTGGAATGCAATTAAAGAAAAGAATCATATAGACTATGAGGAGGTGATAGGCAGTGACCGAGAATCAAATAATGAGATTGTCTAAGGATATAGTTGCTGATTATGAACTGAAAAAGCCTAGAATCAACAGATATCACACTGATGCAAAACCAATCACCCAAACTGTGCAATATAGAAATCAGTATGTGACTCATACACAGCACGTCTTGACGTTTAGAGAAGCAAGGTTTATAGATGCATACATGGTAAACTATGATGGTGCAGAAGCAGTAGAGAAAGCAGGCTTTAAAGTAAAAGACAAGCAGGCTAAAGCTAGAAACCTGTTAAAGAAAGATTATATAGCAGATGAGATAGCATACAGGACAGAACTATATGCTAGTGAATGTATAGCAGATAGGCAAGAAGTAATGGAATATCTAACAGCAGGCATGAGAGGGGAGATAAAAGACCAATTTGGATTAGATGCACCTATGAGTGAAAGAACAGCCTGTGCTAGAGAATTAAAGAAGATACTCATAGATGAAGTAGAGCGTGGAAAGAATGTACAGGCACAGCAAGTAGTAGTAAATATAGATATGAATAGGAATGATGATGACGAACCTCAATCAGTTAGTATTGAGCAGATATCCGATTAGGTGGTTATATGAATAACATAGCAGAACTACGAGTAACAGAAGCACAGTATTGTGACCTTAAAGAGGAATATAAATTGAGTGGCATTATCTTTATCATTATTGATGAGCAGGATGACGGCTGTCAGGACTATTCTTCTATGACAGACCTTGAAAATGCCATAGAAGAATTACTGTGTGGAAATAATAAATGAAAGGAGAGTACTAATGAGAGTAAAACAATACGATGAAGATTTAGATTTGGAAACAACTGAGGTTCAGTCATTAAAACAAAAGATGGGTTCAGGACCTTTAAATACAGATGCACAGCAGGTCATACCGGCTATCAATGAGATAAAAAGTGCTTTATCTCACTTTGATATTGAAAAACTATGGACAGGTTCAAAATATACCACAGGAAATATAACTATGGACAAACCTATTCAAGACGGTGACTCAATAGAATTGTGGTTCAAGGGCTTATCATCTGTTTATATTCAGCAATTCCCTATAAGATATATACATAGTATTTCGGATAAATACCAAATAGGCTTTTGGGGAGATAGTACACAATACGCTCGTTATAGAATCACTTTAACACCTAATAGCACAACTTTTAGTATTGATGATGTTATAAATGGCAATACGGGAAGTGCTTTGATTGGTATTTATAGAACACGAAAAGCAAGTTAGGTTATTGAGATAAAGAAACATTTTGAGGTATTGTGCAAAAAATATCCGCACAGACTATGATAATATATGATTATAACTAGGAATAATATGATGGTAGATGCATATGCCACATATTACACATAGAATATTATTATTAGCTCTAATAATATAATATGGTACAGGTTCGATTCCTTGTAGAGATGGTCACCCCATCTCGAAGTCTAGGTGACTCCTAGTTTAATTTTATAATTTAGGTTTTAGGGTTAGTTAGAGAGATAAAGAAACATTTATCTCAGTAAATAGTTATACACTTATATCATCATATAAGTTTTCCTTTCCCTTATGAAGACAGCATTTACAGTTTTGTAGGTGCTGTCTTTTAATATGCTAAAAATACCAGACCCCCTCCCCCTCACAAGTCATTAAAGTTCGTTGCCTGTATTGTGCATATTGTACAATTTAGCAAATCCTGGATAAATATACTGCATTTGTGCAATATGCACAATAGAAGAGGTGTGACTAGATTGAGTACCTAGGGGTGTGATATAAAAGGTTATAAGGTAGTGCTGTCGTGCTGTGTGCTATAATAGAAAAAACTTTTTATTTTCAAGGAATTTTTTGGCTTATAAGTCGCTAAAATACTAGATTTTTGTATTAAAAAATACCTTAAAATGGAATTTTTTCTTCTATTATAATAAATAGCACACGACATTATCCTATAACATACTGATGACAGATTTTTGATACTCCTGACAGATATTTATTATTGCAAATCCCTGATGTTCCCTGCTAGAATAAAGAAAACGATATATCACGATATATCGGTGGGTTGTGGGTTACAACTTCGACATAGGAGTCTTACTACCACGATTCATTGAGTGAGTGATAAGGAAAGGAGAAAAGGATATGGATGCTAGGGAAGAGTTCTTAAGTAGTATGGTGCAGGATAAAAGCTATGATTGGATAGCTAACAACTACACTAGGTTGACAAAAGAGGAGTTGAAGGATGTGGTGCTGGAGCTTCTGTATGCTATACATACAACGGCACACACCGGAAAAGAAATGATGATTCTTGCTGATGCAGGAATGGAGTTAACAGAAAGATGGAGTTATTAAGAAAGGAGAAAATATTATGGAAATGACAATTATTAAGGGAAGTACAAAGAGAGGACAGAATCTTATTGACGGAGCGAGGTTTAATAAAGGTGAGAAGCTTAGGGAGGTATACTCAAGCTGGAGTAAGGCTAAGGAAGAGGCTTATGAGCATTGTAAGGCAAGACAGGCATTCTTCAAGGGATATAACTTTAGAATAACCGGTTCTAACTGCAATTTCTTCTCGGTTGCATTTGAAGGTGAAATGGAATATGTAAATCCGGTAACTGGTGAAGTCACGGTTGAGGAAGTTTTAGTAGTGGAAACGTATTGCAACGAATATGTGGTACTGCTGAATATGTAGGAAAGGAGAATAGTATGTACGGAAGATATACATTTACAACTAAAGATGGTACAATATTAGAAGGACAAATAATACATCGTTATCCGGCATTTGAAGGTGGCATGAGGTATATATTTAGAACGGACGATGGCAAGGAATACAGGTGTGTATTAAATGGATTTAAGTATGTGGAGTATGTAGCATAGAAAGGAGAATTGATATGAAGGAAAGGTTTATGAGTTGTGATGGAAGGTATGTATATACTAGGGAGAGTCGTTGGATTCAGATTAGGTATGCATATGTAACAAAAAGGCATAGTCTATATGACTATGCCGACCATCTCGATGACGATTGCCTATCATACTTTATTCATAAGGGTAGGAGATATGCAATGGGACAGTTCGTAAGATTTGGATATCCATTTAAAATAGAGGGCTACGATAGAACCTTTAGAGATAAAAAGGGATATCATATGTTATCCGGTTATGACGCTACTGATTGCTATAAGCCTTTCCTTATTGAAGTTAGTGATGATGGGGAATATGTAAGGTTATATAGTGAGGAGGTGCTTGCGTGAACCAGATAAGAGATGATGACCTTAAGCAACTTTGGAATGGTTGGACTCGTGAGATGGCAGAGTTGAAGGAAAATGCTCCAAGAACTAGAAAGAATATTAACCGGTTTATAACACTAGATTATTGTAGGCTAATTGTTAGTAGACTTAGGAAACGATTAAAAGATGAACAAGGAGATTATTATGAACCGGAAAGACTGATAGCCCATTTGAATAGGCAAAATTGGAAACAGTATAGTTTTTCCGGTAAAGCGATGGATGATGATAAACTGGATAAAGTTTTAAGTGGCTGGTATATGGATGAAGATTTAAAGATGCCTAAAAAGCAGGCTAAGGATGATGTAGGATTTTTAGTACTGCAGGCTTACTACTTAGAGGAAGCGTGTAGAGTGGTTGTAGATATTGCGGAGGTGTGGTAAATGATTTTTGATATTATTATATTTGTTTTATGGACAATCGAAGTTCAATTATTAGGAGTATTATTTTGGGGTAGTGGTTTAATGAATAGAATGTTTGAGAAAGCGAGGATAAAATAATGGGTGCTAAGATATGGGATGATTGTTTT